AAGCAGTTTAAGTTTGAACGTTCATTTGACCCAGCGCTTGCGCAACGCGCAGATCGTGTGCTAGAGCGTATCCTTCAAGGACTTGACGTTCCTAAGGACGTAGTAACAGGATTAGCAAACGTTAAGTACTCAAACGCACTTCAAATTGATGAGGCTCTATACAAGGCACACATTGAGCCGTTGATGCTTTTAATCGCCGACGCGATCACGGTTGTTTATTTACGACCAGCGCTTATCGCATCAGGCTTCACCGAGGAGGACGTAAAGCGTATCTGTGTTTGGTATGACCCATCACAGGTTGCAACACGTAATGACCGTGCGGCCGACGCTGACTCCGGATTTGACAGGATGGCAGTTTCAATGGAGGCGTGGAGACGTGCTCACGGATTCTCCGCCGCTGACGCTCCTGACGCGAAGGAACTTGCGATTCGTCTTCTTATCGAGAAGGGCGCCCTATCTCCCGAGCTTAGCGAGGCGATGATAAACGCAATATCTCCCGAGTTCATGAACAAGATCCGCGAGGTTCAAAACGCAGGATCACCTGCACCGATAACCCCTGAGATTCAACAGGCACTTGACGAGGCAGCAGGACTTACTCCTCCGCCTGCAGAGGAAACACCTGAGGAGACACCACCTTTACCACCGCCACCAACAGAGGAAGGAACACCACAGTAGATGTTAGACAACCAAAACCCTAACATGATCGTTCAAAAGCCGGAGCTAGTTGAGGCATTAGCCGAGCTTCTAGGCAATGACGTAGTCATGTACTTTAAGGCACACGGACATCACTGGAACGTCACAGGACGTGACTTTGCACAGTTCCACGAGTTCTTTGAGGAGATCTACGAGGACCTTCTCGCTCAGTTTGATCCGATTGCCGAGAACATGCGTAAGCTTGGCGCGGTTGCACCTTACACTCTTGCCGAGCTTTCAAACCTATCCTCGATGCAGGACATGGACTGCGGATCAGACGCGATGTTGATGGTTCAAGATCTTTATGAGGCAAACAACGTCATGCTTAAGTATATCGACGACGCGTTTCAGATCGCGTCCGATCTTGATGAGCAGGGAATAGCAAACTACCTAGCCGAGCGCGACGATAAGCACAAGATGTGGCGCTGGCAGTTAACCGCGTACCTAAGCCCAACCCAGGCGGACAGCTTGGGAAAATCTGAGGCTGTTCAACCTGTAGTAGTAGGAGACACCGAGAAGGTTACTCCTATGGTTGAGCAGCTTATGAACGACGCTGATGGTTGTCCGCTTTGTGGCTACGGAGAGTGCGTATGCCCAGGGTGTGACGGAGGAATCTGTCTTTGCTCTGAGGCGTGCGCATGTCATCACTGTCACGTAGTAATGAGTGGCAGCGAAGAGTTTGATGAGGATCAGCAACAAGAGAGTATGCCAGACGAGGTCATTGCGTATGATGAGCCGTTTGATGATCTAGGTTCGTACGAAGAGTACGGCGCGTTGATCGCCGCAGGTAAGAGTCCTTGCTGGGACGGATACAAGCAGGTTGGAATGAAGAAGGGCAAGAACGGAAACATGGTTCCAAACTGTGTTCCTATAGATGCAGCCGATGACTCTGACTCAGAGCTTGCAGCATCTCGCCGCGCACCTAAGAAGGACCGTATCTACGGATCAAAGAGAAACGCACCTGGTTCCGCTAAGGGTGGAAAGAAGATAGTATTTAGTCAAAAGGTTGAAAGTGCACTTCGCAACAAAGTTGAGGAGCACAACAAGAACGCCTCGGCTGGACGCAAGGCAACACTTCCGATGTTAAAGGCCGTGTATCGCCGCGGATCAGGAGCGTTCTCGTCTAGTCATCGGCCAGGTAAGACAAGAGACCAGTGGGCAATGGCTCGAGTTAACGCATTTCTAAAACTTTTAAGATCAGGACGTCCCTCAAATCCAAACTATAAGCAGGACAACGATCTTTTACCTAAGGCGCATCCTAGGTCAAGTCGCGGCGAGGCCTCACTGCTTCAACATGAACTTCTTGAGGTTGCACTTAAGAGCGCTGATGAATACGGCTCTCCTGAGCATGCAATTTTCTCGATGGCAGAATACACAGGACTTGGCTACGAGGTGATCCCAGCCCTACGAGGCGCGTGGCTACGCGGTGTACGTGACGGTGACGTACCGTTTCAACGTGCGTATGAACTAGCAACTAATCTTTACAACTCAAGGGACTCTGACCTGCTTCCTAAGAAGCGCAGACAAGCATCAGGAGAATAGCATGAACTCAAGCTCACCTATCGACTACATGATCGAGCTAACTCAAGTAAGAGACGCTGCAAACGCGATTAAAAATTCTAAAGAACCAGTGTCACTAAACGATAAGGTAGTTGAACTTGTTACCAGTGCAAACAAGATGGCTCTTCCGGAGCGTCATGTTGTTCCTCGCCACGCGTTGATCGTAATGACCCGCGCAATGAAGGAGCTTTCATCTCTGCCAGATGAGTCACGTGAGGCCGGTGTTCTTCGCGAGGTAACTAAGTTTATATCGCTAAGTCAAAATACCTTTCGTGCCAATGACATGTATGCAAAGCACACCGATCTCTTACCTGCAGGACATCCTCTGTCAGATAACAACGATTCTCTTTCAACTGAGGAGTACCTAGAGAAGTACTCTGCCTGGCTTTCTGCAGACCCAGGAATCTCTGACGACGTTCGCCACCTAGTTGCGGCCGCGTACTCACAGATGCCAGGAACCATCGAGCGCGAGCATGCGTTTGTTCGTCTGCGCGCGGTAAAGGCATCTAGCATTCCATCCTACTTTAAGATGGATGCACCTGCGCTCGTTGCCGCATTTAACTTTGGTGACGGTAACTCGTCCGCCGCACGCAGAGCACGTGTTGCACTGCAGTGGCGTGATCGTTTTGGTCGTTGGGTTGAGATGGGCCGGGGAATGAACTTTAAGTTTAGACTTCCTGACGGAGGTATCGGCAATGCCTCAGGAACGTACGTCGGCAGTGATGCCAACGCCGGATACAGTGGAAACATATTTAAGAAGGAAGCTAACGCGGGTTACGTTGAGGTAAAGGGAAATGAAAACGTACCTGACGGAATCTACTCAATTAGAAATAACAACGCCGAGGTGTTTAAGGCTCGTCTCTCAGAGGCAGAGCTTGATAGAGCTGGAGTCGATACTAAGAAGTCTGCAAGATATAAGATGTCATCTCAGTTCGATGAGTCAATCCCAGATCTAAGTGATCTGCTTGCGACAAAGGTTGACGCACCTTCAGGTTGGACAAAGAACGAAGACGGATCATTTACGTCAGACGACGATTACAAGGTAATTCCAAACAAGGACGGATATGCAGTTCATCGCCTTGATCCAGACGGCAACACCGGCGAGAAGGTTGCAGATACTAAGACCTGGGCCGACGTTCAAAACTCCGCGGTTGCAGATCAAAATGAGTATGACAAGTATAAGGAAGAGGTAGAGTCCGGACAACTTCCTCTAGGTGACGGCGCTAAGCCTGAGCCTCGCTACTCAAGAATGAACAGAGACGTTCAACGTGAGATCAAGCAGCTTGAGGACCAGATTCCGGCAAATCAAGAATCAAATAAAAATATCGACGTACAGATTGAACGCGCGATGAGTGGCGAGGACTCACAGGGACGCGAGATTCCAGGAGGATGGTACTCACAGATAAATCCAAATACACTTGATGAGACCTACTACAAGGATATACCTGGCGCTACACGTTCAGACGAGTACCTAGTAGCTGTAGTTGATAGAGACGGAGATATACTTTACGGCACAGGAGGTGAGTGGTTTAACGAAGGCAAGAGAGTCGACTCGTGGGACAAGGTTACAGCAGATGTCCCAGACATCATTGAACAAGTAAATAAAGGACGTGCTGTACTAAGATTAGAACCACTTGATATTCCTAGTGAAGATGCAGCGGTACCTTCTGCTGAGACTGAAGTTACACGCCCAAAAGTATCTAGCTCCGTAGAGGTATCAGCACCAGAACTTTTTTCTGGGTTTGATGTTCCTAACGGAGCATTTAGGTTACGTACAAACGAATATGAGCCAGAAGGTCGCATTGATGAAAAATCAACTGACTTTACGGACACTCCATCTATAATTGCAGTTAGGTATCCACTAGACATTCTTGTTCGTGCATTTACCGAGTCATTGATCGGTAACGTAGATGAAAACATATTAAACGAGATAGTAGATATAAACGATGACGGAGACGGTAGTATACCTGATCTATCAGAGGTACAGGACGCGCTTGAACAACGCGCACCTAGAGCTGATATTGGTCGTGCTTCAGGAGCAGGCTCACTTGAATTTAACGCGGGAGAAGAATTTATCCCAGCCGAGGCTTTGTACAACGCGGTTTGGCTTGCAGGCGGAGATCCAAACCGTGTAATCGCAAATGCCTATGACGCAATAAACGGAGATCGTAGCAACTTAAATAAACTTATTCAAGCCCAGGGCGGTATCCCGTCTCCCGAGGATGAAAAACTTATAGTTGATATCCAAGATGAAATTAGGATCATCGAGGAGGTAACACCTGAGAATGAAGAAGTTATTGCAAATTCAAAAGAACTAGATAAAAATGACGATGACCTAGAGCTTCCAGGTAACCTTATTGAGAATATTCCTGTAGAGTTTACCAACCCAGACTACTACAACTACTACAACATGGATCTAGCTCCTTACGTACCAGCCGTGCTTGAGACTGACGAAAATGGAGCAACTGATAATCCTAAGTTAATCGCAATAATGACCGAGTCCGCTGATCTAATACAGCAACTTCAAGTTGGAATTAAGGATGGAACAGGATCAGCACTGATTAGATTTGGCGGTGACGCTATATCGATAGTTCCTGTAGAGGCTGTCCGTGATGCTCTTCAATACCAAGGTATAAACACAAATGATATTTTATTTAAGATCCGCGATGAATCTAAAGAAGAAAACGCAGGTTCCTCAGCTCTTCAAGCGCACTCACAGATGATTAAGGATCTTATAGAACAAGCTGGCGGTACTGTTGATGACGACACGGCTAATAAGATTCGTGACGTTATAAATGAAAAAGGACTTGTTGATTGGTCCGAGGCAGACGACGCAGAGATAATTGATGCAATTACTGAAGTTGCTGGTCCTGACATACTTAGAGAGTCACCTGCTCAACCAGCGGCGCGCCGACTTCCTCCGACAACAGGAGAACGCCAGGCTCCACAGGTGCCAGCGCCTGAGACTCCTGCAGCGCCAGCTGTTAACTATCCTGGACCTCGTCAACCTGGGTACACCGCGGCAAATACAACCTTAGATATTGATGGAAATGTTATTTCGTCTGGTACGCGTGTTATCGCAACTAAGGATGGAAAACAAGGACGTGTAATAAGTATTCAAAACGATCCAGAGTACGTTCGTGTTGCGTTTGATGACGGCACCACCGCGGTTCGCTCTGCATTTAAGATACGAGCAATGGCCACTGCTGATGGTTCAGCGCCTGTTGCCGCACCAGAAGCTTCTCGACCAACTGCGCCTGCACCATCAACAGACGTTGCTGAAAGACTTGATCGTCCAACTGCAATCGCACCTAGAATTGCAAGAGCAGGGGATACAGTTGGAGTTAATGACGTAGATAGTAAAGTTCCAGATGAACTTAAGGATCTAACACAGAAGGATGTCCCACAGACTAAGTTTTCCGCCTGGGGTTCTCGTGACGCAGAAATTGCAAAGGCG